TTACCGCACCATTCGCATTTAAAGGCTTTGATTTCTAATAGGCTCAACAATCACACCCCCTTGTATTTAAATGGAATAATACTATCCAGAAGATTCCTTTTGCTTTATCTCCTTCAATATCTCAGCTAATGATTTATGGCATCCTGGATCTAAGTCAACGTATTGATGGACTTCCTTAGGAAGCTTGAAAAATATACATGATTCATTAAATTCAATATAATTTAAATCGTCTCTAAAGCACTCTCCTGGGCTTTCATCACTTATCCATACCTGTCCACCATAAGTTTTAGTTACATAGGTCGATGGCCAACTTCTTGTGATTGCCTTCAGGTATTTAGTTAAGGGTATTTTGACGATTATTGGCTTTTCACTCATTACAACCACACACCTCCCATTCCAGAATCAGAACTGGTAACCGGCGGCTTATAATCATGCGGCGTAATCTCATTTGGAACCCGCCAGCCATTCCCAGCGATCCGATCAATGAGTTTTTTAGCTGTCTCAAACTGCCACGTCCCTACATGCTCAAAACCACGTCCCTCAAGGAAGCGAATCTGTTTTGGCGTAGTCAACCCCTCTGAACGACGCATATCAAGCTTGTCTAAAAGTTTGGCAGCCTTACCTGCTGACTCGACCTGATCCGGGAATATGCCAAGCTTTTCAAGGGTCTTAACCTGCTTGTCTGAAGGTGGTCCCATCTCCCATCCGAACGCTGGGACGTATCCCGCCAGGTCTTCAGCTTGGATGCTCATTTCGAATTGGAGCGGATCCACAAGCTTACGCTTACGGTGCTTCATCTCTTGCAGCTGCTTTGCAAGTGCTTCTTCTCGAGCGGCCACTGCATCCTCGGTTGCTTTCACTTCAGCTTCTTGGATATCTACTGGGCAGCCGGCTTCTTCGATGTTCTCAGTCATGATCTGAGCTATCTCAGGTGATGAGCATATCAAGTGTGCCGGATGGCACAGTTCGAGTTTTTCTGTATGCCAGAGAAAGTCCAAAAGTAATAAATATTCCTTGCCATCAAATAGGCGGGTACCGCGCCCGACCATTTGCACATAAAGGCTCCTGATCTTAGTAGGCCTTAGCACGACAATGCAATCCACTTCTGGGCAATCCCAGCCTTCTGTGAGTAGCATGGAGTTACAAAGCACGTTATATTTGCCGGTTTCGAAATCCTTAAGAATCTGTGCCCGATCATCGCTAGTCCCGTTAACTTCTGCCGCGCTGAATCCTCTGGATTCCAATATGTCCCGGAATTTCTGACTCGTTTTAATCAGTGGTAAAAATACAACTGTCTTGCGATCCATGCAGCACTTTGCCATCTCATCGGCAATTTGGTGCAAATAAGGGTCTAAGGCATTGCCTAGGTCGGAAGTTTTATAATCACCGGCCTGTGAGCCTACGCCTGTTAAGTCCAATTTTAGCGGGATAGTCTGTGCTTTGATGGGGCAAAGATACCCTTCCTTGATAGCCTTGGGCAACGTGTATTCATAGGCTAAAGTTTCAAAATATTGGCCTAGGTTCTTCATATCACCACGGTCAGGTGTAGCGGTAACCCCCAGTACCTTTGCCTTGTTAAAATGCCCTAATACCCGTTGGTAGCTATCCGATAAGCAGTGGTGAGCCTCATCGACTATGATGGTATTAAAATAATCAGGTGGAAATTGCATGAGGCGCTTTTCCCTCATAAGGGTTTGCACTGATCCAACCACCACCCGAAACCAGCTATCCATACATGAGCTTTCAGCCTTTTCTACGGCGCATCCAAGTCCTGTCGCTTTCATCATTTTGTCAGCTGCCTGATCTAATAGTTCCCCGCGATGAGCAAGTATTAGAACTCGCTCACCATTTTTAACGCATTCCTCAGCAATCTTTGAGAAAATTATCGTTTTTCCCCCGCCGGTTACGAGCACTAATAGGGTTTTGAGTATGTTGTTATCCCATTGGTCTAACACGGCCTGTCGGGCTTCTTGTTGATATGGCCTTAGTTGCATGGTTAAAAACTCCCCACTACAAAACCTTTAGCAGCCTGTTGTTTATCTGATGGCTCATAAAACTTCTTGATTTCATTAGCGCTAAAGTCTCTTCCGTCATCGCTTTTCCATTTCCTTTTACCGATCTTTGCGCGTCCTTTTGAGCCAACAACAGCGTTCCAATTCATGTTTACCTTCTGACCCTTTTCTCGTTGACCAATCGCCGTAAAGAAAGCGCACAGCATGCCTTCAGTGATGGAGTGTAAAAACAGATTATGCTTGATAATAGTTACCCCTTCAGCACCTTGGACCTTGATATGCACGATAGCCTTGTTACAAGGAGGCAGCTTTTCACTGCCATTGTGCCTTGCACGTTCAAATTCTGTGACTTCAAAACTATAGTCACCTTCTGGCAATACCACAAAATCTGGTCCGTCATTCTCGATAGGTTCATCCCAACCTAATTCGCGTCCGTCGTTACTCATTAATGCTTTCCTCCCTATTGTCTACTCATGGCAGTGCTTAGTTTACAATGCAGATCAGATCAGAACGGAATGTCGTCTCTAATTTCCTGGATCATCTTGAACACCTGGGTCCATGCCCCTACTAGCACACCAGAAACAAACTGAGGGTCATAGTTAGAGATTGGTGCATCTACTGGATAATATCCCTTGCTAGCGACGGCCTGTTGGATCTCTTCAACTGTTACATTGTTGGCAGCCATGAGGTCTGCCAGTGGCTTGGGAACACCAGTTAGATCACTTTTAGCAGGTTCAACCTTAGGCTGTGATTCTACTTTAGGGGGTTCAGTCTGAGGGGAATCTATCTTTGGTGGTTCATTGATGGGCTCTTTTTGGGGGACTGTTGGTACGGTTACGGGTGGAGGAGTTTCTGTAGTGACAGGTTTAGTCGGACTTGGTGTTGCCGCATCTCTTACTGGTATACAATGCTTAATCTCGTTAAAATCAAAGGGTAGTTCCTCTTTTAAATCGTGTCTATTCTTTGCATCCCAGCAGGAGTGGTGAGTGGTATACATGACACGCTTACCGCCTTGGGCCTTATTCTTTCCTTTGGCTGTTCCCTGGCTATCCACGTTTACTACATAGGTCTTGAAATTTGCAAACAACACCATATCGGCCCACTCTTTTACAAGTGGTGCAGTTTTCTTTTGGAGTTTCATTTCCCACCGATCATAGGAGCCCATTTCATCCGGCTGCTCGAATTTTCTCATCTGAGCGTGGGCCGTTAATACTATGTTGACACCAAGTTCTACTAACTCCTCTAAGAGGTTCAGTAGTCGTCCAAATTCCTCCGCTAGAAAAACGTAACCCTTACCATATCCAAAATCCTCAATGCCACTTTTTTGGGCTTTCGCGCAAATTTCAACCATGCAAAGCTGTTCTGCCCAGTCTGTTGTATCAATTACTAAAGTGCCTAGAAGATGAGGATTGGCCTTAAAATATCTAACCTGTTCGAGTAACATTGTCCAGCTACTAGGCTTTGGAGTCCGTGCTACATCCATGTGCATTGTGCTGCCTTCCGTATCGCTAAAAACTGGGTTAGGGAAATGGGAAGCAAATGTGGACTTCCCAATTCCTTCTGGACCATATACAACAACCTTTTGGGCCCTTGCGATTTTTCCGCGTGAGATTTGCATTAAACTTCACTCCTCTTCGCTTTCTAAAATGTTACTTGCTTCAAAATCAGCCGTTGATAGAAGAGTTACAAGGGGTGTCATTTTGTTAGCGTTATTAAAAGCCCATCTACCGGAATAATCACTCAAGTCCCAAGCCCCCATATGCCACCTAATTGCAAGTTTTTCGAAATCAGTAAGCCTAATGAAATCCTGAAGAACGCTTATCGACTTCTCACCGTGACCCAAGGGAAGCTTGTCCTTAACTGAATACACAACCGGTAATTCAGGAAAGGGATCTCGATGCCGATTCTTAAGCCAATCTATTAAAATAGTTGCGCTTGCAGCAGGTACAGATCGTGTAAACTGGCCGTCTTCATTAAACATTATCAAGCGTATATCTGAACTAATCTCGGTAACAAATCCCTGTTTCTGAGTCCAAAGATTAGAAAGGTAACCGTACTGAGCTTCACTACAGGGTTCGCCGCCCTCTTGATAAAAGTTAATTTTACAGAGATCGTGACCAAGTCCACAAACAATGATTGATTCTTCTGGTACGTTAATTCTGTATCGATTTACTTTTTCAAATAGCAAGTCATAAACATTTAAGGTATGTTCTGCTAATCCTCCCCGTTTAGCTAAATGGTATTTTACAGAGCATGGTGCTTGGAAAAAATCAGACTCATTTAAAAAACTAATCAATTCCTTTACACCGGTTCGTTGAACACGCTCCCACAAACCGAGAATAAGATCTTTACGTTCAGCCATTAAAATTCCCCTGCCTTCCATGTCGGAGCCGCTTCCTGAACAGGTTCATCTGCCCCTTTGACATAACCATCTTCAATAATGATAGAGCACTCGTCTCCAGTGGAAACCCTAGTCGCAATCACCTGAAGGCCTTCCTGTTCGAGCCACACATTAAACTCGGTTAAGGTATCCATATCCATTTGTTCTGTCTTGTCCATGAGTACGAAACCGCAATTCGGATTTAGTTTTCTCACTATGGCTACCGATACCTTAAGTTGGTCGGATCCACTCATGCCATCCCATTTTCTACCGTTATAGGCAAGCTCTCCATCCACAACAGATAGACCAGGTAAGGGAAGATCTGCATTAGTAAGTAGATCTGCTTTTTCCTTCCTAACACCTTCGATCTGTGAAGTAAGAGTTGCATACTGGTTGCTGTATTCAAGGGCATCTTGTTCAGCCTTGTCCTTATCGAGAT